CTTAAAGATAGAAGCTGGTACAGGTATTCCCGTTTTTGCCGGATATTCCCCTCTTCTGTCTCTTTAACAAGATATAAAGGCACCTTTGCCACCGATTCACTTAAAAGCTTAATACAGGTGAAATATGTTGCTTCTTTTAATGCTTCTTCTGTCACATAGGCATCTGCATCCAGTCCAAAAGCTTTTAAAACAGCCAGCTCCACATCTGTATAGCTGGTTGTCTCTCGTTTCTCAAAGAATTTTGTAATCACATTTAGTCACCCCCTCCTTTCCATACCATGCTGATTCCATACAGCAATAAAAAAGCACCCAGCAGATAACAGCCTGCAAAGGTGTTTATTACAAACGTGGTTCCAATAAAAATTAATGCTGCCAAAATAATCAGTATTTCGGCAATAATAACCTTATTAATCTTCTTTACTTTCATCACATCCTTTCCATATTGTCCAGGGCAGCCAACATATCATAATGATTGATTTTGTTGGCATCAATGGCCAGTACCAAACCCATGAGCATTGCAATGATTCCATCAATTTTAAACCGGCTTTTCTTTTTAGAATATTTCACATTCAAGGCATCATCAAAAACGGCAATACAGTTTTTTGCCATGAACCTGAAGCATTCATTATCTGCAATCACAATCCGTTCATCAATCAGCATACATTCAAAATCATTAATGATTGGTGTCATGGTCTGGGTTCCCTGTCCCATTGGAATAATATCCCACTTTTCTTCCAGCCGGTTAAGGATCGTTGGGGATCCCCAGCGGTCAAATGCTGTTTCTCTGAATTCAAAATCCATCTCAATATCATAAACATGATCCATGAGCAGTTCAAAATTGATGTATTTACCAGGCAATGCAATCAGATCACCCTGCTTAATCCACTTTGAATAAGGAATTTTGTCTTCCTCTTCCCGCTTCATGACCGTATCCTTCGGTGTAAACAGGTGTGGCCAGATAATAAATTTATCCATCAGTTCATCATAAAATACCTGAACAAAGGCCGTTACATCATGTTTTGACGATAAATCCAGGCCATTCCAGCAGGATAAACCTTTTAACGTGTCAAATTGGATGTCTTTGGTGCAGAGATCCCAGAGATCCATGTTAATGGCTCCCTTTTCGCCATCAAGGGCCACATGCTGATTTAAGAACATCCGCCGAAACATATTTTCCTGCAATGGCATTAGTTTTGCTTTTTTTGCCATAATCTCAATATCTTTACGGCTCCGGAAAACATCAATCCCCGGATTTGCTTTTTCCCATTGTTCCTGATCTTCTATATCGCATCCTTTATCTGCTTCATAGATTCTGTAGTAAAAACTTGAATCTTCAAGTCCTTCAATCTCAATCTTTTTACAGCGGGTATAAAGCTGCTGTTCCAGATTCTTTTCATCTTCCCCTGAACTGGCTGTTGTGATCGTGATCAGCAGCGGATCATCCCAGGCACCCTGACCAGTCCCCAGCTTTCCATACATCTGATCATCTTTACTTTCGTGAATTTCATCCAGGCAGGCCACATAATCAGAATAGGAATCCGCCCCGGATGCATCAGAAGAAAGCACCATCAGCTTATTCCTGGTTTTCTTCCGGATCACCAGCCTTTTTGATTTCACAAAATGGCAGTGTTTGCGTAAGGTTCTGTTTGTCTCAATGAAATAACAGACCGTATCAAATAATTCACCGGCCTGTTTTACATCATTGGCCGTTAAAATAAAAATTGCCCCCCTAATTTTAGGCTGGCAAAAGAATAAATAGGTTATGATGATGGCAATGATAAAAGATTTCCCGTTTTTCCTTGCCATGTTTATATGAACTTCTCTGTGTTTTCGCCGGTTTAATTTCCTGTCCTTTACACAGAGTATTTCTGTTACTACTTCAAACTGAAACCCGATAATTTCAAACCTTGATGATGTCCCCTTGTCGTTCTTTAATTTCCCGACAAACTTCCAGATCTTTTCTGCTTCCTCTTCATCAAAATAATAATCCTCCGAATTCCATTTTATTTTGAGCTCTTCAATTTTTTCTTGAACCCACTTTTTAAGTGCCATCGCTGATCATGTCTTCAAGTTCAGAATCGAACTCTTCTTCTTTTTCGCTAATTTTATTGCGATTCATGCGGGCTCTTGCTGCAGGTGTGAGTCCTAATTCCTTTGCTGCTGCCAGAAGTCTTTCCTGGGCTTTATTCCCAATCGATACTTCCGGCCGTTGCTGAATATATCCGTTCGGGGTTTCAAAGGTTAATCCTTCTTGGTCCATGATTTCCTCACACTTAAGCCATTTCGCATAATTGACACAATAAGTTTCAAGCGTTTTAAAGTCTTTTTCCTCGAGCTCTTTTTCTTCATCAATAATCAGCTTGATCACTCTGCGCCACTCTTTTTTTGCCTGATCATTCATCCAAGCTGGAGCAGTTTTCTTCATTGGACCCCCCCTTACCCTAAAATTTTACATTTTCGTTCCTCCCGAGTTTGAGATCGCGACCGTCAGAGCGGTTGAAAAGTTTTTGATACCCCCACCCTGAAGTCATTAAAGAATTGAATCTTCATTTCAAACAGTGCATCCTGCATCTGTAATTTATTACCATTTCTGTACTCATTATGAATGAATTGATGGCTTTTTTCAGTTAATGGGAACAGATTATTAATATCAAGTCTCTTTCCCCAATCTTCCTTTAATGGAAAGATATGATGCAATGTATCTGCTTCAATAATCAATCCACTTGTATAGTATTCAAACAAATCAATGCCAAAGTAATATGCCATCGTTCCGTCTCTTACTCTGATCCACGCCACCGATCGATAGAAGTCCTGTTCCTTCCTGTCTGTTCTGTTGCGCTTATACTCTCTGTCTCTTGAAGCTTTCACTTCATTGATCCGCTTCTGGTGTTTATCACAATACATTACATCTTCATCAAGGATCACACGGCATCCTGTATAGCTGCAGTATTTCTTTATTGGCATATCTACTTCCTTTCTACAAAAGAAAAAGCAACGGTCACCCGCTGCTTCTTCCCTGTCCTGAATCTTGAAAGGAGGTAATTTGAATATCTTTCACGCTAACAGTATATATTCTATATTGTGAACACACAATAGCATGGATTGTGCGGCCGTTGTGCATTTGTCAAGAGCATCAAGTAAACAGCTCTGTGATTGCTTCATCACTGAATAGGATGATCTTTAATTCATTCACCAGTCTACTTTTATTCCTGGTAATTGTAGATATATCCTTATTAAACAGTTCTGCTATCTGCTCATGTGTCTTACCTTCAAAATACTTTTCAGGAATGATCCGATAGTATTGATCCCAAGCTATCTTTCTTAGCGCATCATCAATCAGCTTGACAGATCGCTTTGTTCTTTCCAGTGATTGTTCATAAGCATCATGATTTACTTTTATAATATCATCCAGTTCGTTTGATCCACGCGACTGGCTGGAATATCTCACGATATCTGCACTCTTTCCTTGTGGAATAAAGATAGCCCCATCATTTAATAGTGCTTCACGCTCTTTGATAATCTCTTTAAACTTATGATAGTTGTAAAGCAATGATTCTGTTTTATTAAATGTTGATCGCTTCTTATCCTTGACCAGGTTTCCCTTTTGAAACTTTAACAGCGTTTTTGTTGCTGAACATTCCGCTGCCTCTTCCGCTGTCTTCTTTATAATTTCAACCAGTCTTTCTTCTTTCATGCTTCCCCCTTAAAACCTGTATTATTCAATACCTTCTATAGCAACCATAAACACCAATACAACACATCTTTTTCTTTATGTTCTGCTTATACCCGTAATGCTTCACGTTGCTTTTTAATCTGCGTTCAGCTTTATATATTTCTTTCCGTTTTCTAATACTAATATTTAAATCAACTGCATATTGATTAAATTCTTCCATTAAATCTATAACTGGCCGTAACTCTCTCATTATCTTTTCAATTGAAATACTTATTATTCTTGCAACTTCTTGCCAAACTTCCACTATCTCTTCTATTTGCTTATCACTAAACCCAAATGACCTTCCAGCAATTAAAAGTTTTCCATCTTCTAATTCCATCATTTATTCCTCTTCAAATAAATAATTCATTGATTTATCAAATGTATAATTTGGTTTTCCTTCAATTCCTAGGCAATCTTTACATTCCGGCTTTTCTTCCTTCATCAGACTTCCACAAGTTCCGCAATTTCTATTACTGATAACTTGTTTTTTTAACTTTTGTCCACTTGATTCATTTTTCACTTCTATCAATGGACACCATTCAGGTTTATTTTCATATAATTCTTCAAAGCTAA